GGGAAAACAGCTCCGTCGTGGCGAGGGAAAACAGCTCCGTCGTGGCGAGGGACAACAGCTCCGTCGTGGCGAGGGAAAACAGCTCCGTCGAGGCGTGGGACAACAGCTACGTCGAGGCGTGGGAAAACAGCTACGTCGAGGCGAGGGGAAACAGCTACGTCGAGGCGAGGGGAAACAGCTCCGCCGTGGCGAGGGGAAACAGCTACGTCGAGGCGAGGGGAAACAGCTCCGTCGAGGCGAGGGACAACAGCTCCGTCGAGGCGAGGGGAAACAGCCAGATTATAGGCAATGCGCATAATAATAAAATTAAAACAAACGGCAACGCTCGCATAGTTTATACCCCGAAGAACATTGAGGAGTACATCGACTATCACGGACTGATTGCGACTGCCACGACGATTAAGTTGTACAAAGCCGTGCATTTCTGCGGCGGCATATATTGTGCCGATTATGATCCCGAGTTCATCTACGAAATAGGAAGCATCGCTACGCCGCGTAACGGATTTAATGAGGACGACCGCGACAGTTGCGGCGCCGGTATTAATCTTGCACACAAGGCGTGGGCGTTGGCGTATGGTGCGACTTGGGAAGATCTCGCGATTCTCGAACTTGAATGCGAAAAATCCGATGTACTCGTCCCTATAGATAACGAAGGCAAAGTAAGGGCGCGAAAAGCAAAAGTGTTGCGCGAAGTGCCGCTTGAAGAATGCGGACTGCATGGCAAAATAATTGCGAAAAGAAGGGCAAACGATGAATAAGTACACGATCATCATAGCGCAGGTGTGCGCGATTCTGCTGGCGCTGATAGTCATGATACTGTTTGCCCTTGATAAAGGGGGCAGCAAGGCCGACGCGGATGGCGTTCCGCCCGAAGTTGATACAAACGGTCTGTGCGTAGTGGAAGTGGCAGAGCCCGAATACGAGATGTACTTTACCGAGGCTGATATTACGGCGCTCGCGCAGATGCTATACGGCGAGGCTCGCGGGTGCACGGTGGACAATCAGCGCAAGTGCGTGTGGTGCGTGCTCAATCGCGTTGACGATGCGCGATTTCCCGATACCATCATCGGCGTGGTGGGCCAGTCGGGGCAGTTTTACGGTTATAGCCCGAATTTCCCCGTATGGGATAACCTGCGAGCGGTAGCGCTGGACGTGCTCACGCGCTGGAGCATGGAGAAGCAGGGCGCGAACGTGGCGAGGGAGCTTGATAAGAACGCTGTCTTTTTCACCGGCGACGGTACTACCAATTGGTTTAGGAGTGTGTACTGAATGAAAGTTCTTATAGCCTGTGAGGAGAGCCAGACGGTGTGCAAGGCGTTCCGCGCAAAGGGGCACGAAGCGTACAGTTGCGACATAATCGAGCCATCGGGCGGACATCCTGAGTGGCATATACTCGGCGATGCGCTCGCAGCCCTGAATGGGGGGGTAATTATTACCATGGACGGCGTTGAACATGATGTGGGCAAGTGGGATTTGCTGATCGCGCACCCACCGTGCACATATCTCACAGTCACGGGCAACTCATGGTTTGACATCGGAAAATACGGCAATGCAGCAAGGCGGCGATATAAAAGCCGATATGAGGCTATAGTCTTTTTCATGCATTTTGCATTAGCGGATTGCGAGCGAATAGCCGTTGAAAATCCCGTCGGAATTATGTCTACGGCATATCGCAAGCCAGATTGCATTGTACAGCCGTATATGTTTGGCGATGCTCATGAAAAGAAAACTTGCTTTTGGCTTAAAGGGCTACCGGCGTTGCAGCCTACTTGTACTGTCGAGCCTCCGCCAAGGAAGAAATTTAACAGTGGAAAATCAATGCCCGCATGGTACGCCGATGCATGGCGTTTGCCGAAAAACGAAAGAGCAAAGTTGCGTAGCAAAACGCCGATCGGCATAGCAAAAGCAATGGCTGAACAGTGGGGAGGAACAATATGACTGATACTGATCTTTTAATCCAAAACCTAAGGCGCGAAAACGAAGCGCTGAGAGCGGAACTTGAATGGACAGATAAAGAAATCGTGCGTTTACGAAACCGACTTAAAATGCAGTGGATTCCGTGCAGCGAGAAGTTGCCCGAGGAATGGATTGACGACGACGATAACACCTACATCAACTATCTGATTTATATGCCCTATTTAAAAGCAGCAGATGTCGGGGTATATAACGATGACAAAGAAAGTTGGCTTTTAAGGGGCTTAGAAGTAAAAGTAAGTCACTGGATGCCGCTGCCGGATGCGCCGAAGGAGAAGTAAAAAATGAAAACGATAAAGAGGAGCACATTGCGCGAGCTTGCAAGGATTGTTCGGGGATATGCAAGCACCGGCGATGTAGAGTTATTGTTTGTAAAAAATGAGACAGCGAGAAAACTTGCAACACAAGCCTACGGAAAGAATGATGCGTGGTCAGCATTTGCAGACTTTGTGTATTCGGTGGTAGGAGTATATGCTTTGTATCCTGAGTGCACGGACGAGGAGTTTGAGGAGCTTTTCAAGTTGTTCGGCTTCGAGATCGAGGAGGGCGAAGATGGCTGAACCTAAAAAGCCTTTTTACCGCGACAAGAAATGGAAACTCGGCAGGAGTTTCGGCTGGTGGCATATACCGTACTGCCCGCATTGCAAGCGGCAGTTGGGGCTGCTGGTCGAAGAGCAGAAAGCTGAAAAATGCCCGATGTGCGGCAAACCGTTAGAATGGGATGATACTGACAATGGCTGATACTAATAAAAATTGCAGCAGTTGCGTTAACTGTGAAAAATACACCCGCGGCAACGGCGAAAGCTGGTGGGTGTGCGAAAACTACGTTAAAAGCGTGGGCATGCCGGTGACCGTAACGCCGCCGGGCGATGCAGCTTGTGAAAACTGGTCGGACGATCCCACCGACAAGGACAAACCGCAAGACGCGCTGCGATATTTCGTAGATCACTATTGGGATGAGGAGGCAACCAATGATTAAACCATGCTACGGAAAATGTGACCGCTGTGTGTGGAAATACAACGGCGGCTGTTCGGAATGGAGGACAAAATGAAAGATATATTACTTGATATATTGACAGAATTAAGACATATTCGCTTGCATCTTGAAGCTATAACAGGCAAGAAAATCGATTTAAGCCGTGGTAGATGGAGGTAACAAATAATGTCGTTTGTTAGGAGAAAAGCTTTCATTTGCGATCATTGCGGAGAAGTCAAATCACCGCTAATAAGCGGAGAATGGCCTTTCGAGTATATAGAAAAGCCTTATGGTTGGGTTGAATTCGGCGGCTATCATCTGTGCCCTAAATGCTACAGCGCGTGGAGAAACCTGAAAAAACAGGCAGAAAGCGAGAACGACAATGGCTGAATACATAGACCGTGAAGCGCTGTTACATGACATCGAACAATCGGTGGTATATACGGCAAGAGGAAAAATAACGAGCGCAGAAATGCGAGGCGCTCACAAAATTATCGAGCGCATTAAGTGTGCGCCTGCTGTCGAGCCTATTTATATTCACGAACCGACAAAAAGCGAATTCAAGCGCATGGCGGTGCAGATGGGCTATGCGCCGGTGGCGCATGGGCGGTGGGATGACATAGTGGGCAAGCGCTTGAATGGGAAAAATAAAAAGGAGGACTGACAAAAATGGGAGCAAGACGAATTTCTAACGCGACGAACGAGAAGATAATTGCACTTATGTCGATGGGCAAAACGGGCGAACAGGCGGCATTTGCGGTCGGCGTGAGCGGGAGCTACTGCAACAAACTGTACACTGTGGTAAAGCACATTGCCAATGAGCAGTGGGACAAGTTAATAGAATATTCTCGGAGTGCGACAACCGGCGGGGTAATTGTCTGGGCTTGCGAATACCTCGATACGCAGTTGCCGCAGGAGGTCGCGGAGGCTATTGAGGCGGTACGGTGTCGCTACGCAACGCCCAAAGCGGCAGAAGCAGCACCGCAGCCCAAACCGCCAGCAGAGCCGATTGACAACACGGCGGCGGCAATCATCAAACTGCTTGAAAAGCTCGATGAAGTAGTGAACACCATAACCGAAGCTGCTGACGATATATGTCAAACGGTGACAACGGCGCGGAAGCTTAACGAGGACTGCATAAACGCAAACTTCGATGTGCTGACGGCTACACTCCGTGACGGCGTTGAAAGCGTTAAAACGACGATAAGAAAGGGACAAAAATGACACGCGGAGATTACATGCGCAAGGCGCGAATGAATGCAGGGTTAAGCATCGTGCGGCTGGCCGAAATATCTGGCATAGCCCAAACCACGATAAGTCTGCTTGAACGCAAATCACTACGCGGCGGCTGGATAGATACAATAGAAACCCTTGCCGATGCGCTCGGACTGAGTATCGACGAATACGTAGGCCATAAGGTGGTGACTAAGCATGGGTAAGCAATCGGCATTTGCAAAAGCCGTGCAGCGTGAAGTGAACATTCAGCTACAGCTTTACGGGCGTAACCGCATGCAACTTGCGGAGGACGCGGCGTTTATGGCCGCTAACGAAGTGCTGGGCTTAGGCTCAGGCCGTGCACGGGCATTCGGCGAGGCGTTTGTAAGATATTCAAACGAGATCGCTGATTTGGTAGTAGAAGACAGCAAGGCCGACGACGAGATCGTATATGCAAAAACCGTCCTTGATCGTCGTATCCGTGAAATAGTGGGCGAAGAAAACTTCTCGCCATTCGATGAAAGGTATGGTAGGCGATAATGGCAAAAAACGTAGGCTGGGAAGCCAAAAGTAACCACGACGGCAGCTACACGGTTACTGTTAACGGCAAACAATATTATTGTGCAGATACGCATGAATTTCTGCATTTTTTAGAAGATATCGGCGAAAGGTGGGAGGATAGTGAAATTCGAAAAAGATGAACGCCGCGAGTTTTCGACCGGCGCGGTAAGGGATAGCGCCGCAGGGAAAGGCCGCTATGAATTGCTGCCCTGGGGGGCGATACACGCCCTTGCACAGCACTGTGAACGCGGTGCTATCCACTATGGGGAAAGGAACGTAGATCGAGGCATACCTCAACACAGCTTGATAGACAGCGGCATACGGCATCTTAGCCTGTACATACAGGGTGACGCGGAAGCGCATCACCTTGTAGCGGCGCTGTGGAATATAGCGTGGGCTGTGGAGCAGGAAATAAAACGGCCTGAAATGGTTGATTTGCCCGAACGCGGCGAACATTCAGGCATAGCATTTTGAAAGGATGGGAAACATGAAAAGATTACTATATAAAATCCGCCTATGGCTGTTAGGATTGCTGCACGGTGAACCCAAAGAATATATCGCTAAAGTTGAAGATATGTACTTGGAGCTTCTTTGGTCGCGGCGTAAACAGATAACGGTGCTTGATGATACGATAGCGCTGTATAAAAACGCTATCCGTGAAATCTGCCGCCGCGGTGAAAACACCTATTACGACTGGTGCTGCGATCAGTGCGCTTGCGACTGCGATAAGCGTAACGGCTGGTGTAACGATTTTGAACCTGTGCGCTATGGAAAGTGACTGCCGTAATTGCCCGGATAGAACGCCGTTTTGCCACGCGAAGTGCGATAGCTACAAAACCTATTGCGCAGATAACAAGGCCGATAAAGCGGCGAAAAAGGCGTATTTAGAAAAGCATAATGCACCGAACGGCGTATTGATCAACGGCTATATACGCCGAAAGAAAAAAGCAAGATTATTCAATGGAAAGAGGGTAAAGTGAATATGTATTCTATAGAACGGCCATTAGAGCCGCCTGATTTTCCTGCCCCCGATTGCATATGCCAGGAATGCGACGGCTGGTTTTACGGCGACGATGTAATGTACATTTCCAACGGTCGGCGTTTGTGCCCCGATTGCTTTAGAGAAGAAATCAACGATTTGCCGACCGAAGAACTTGCCGAGCTTATCGGCGCACAGGTTATAAACGCAGAGGACGCAAGGGAGGTGCACAAACCATATGGGAGAATGCGTTATTGTTTACGGTAAATCCGGCAGCGGGAAAAGCCGAAGCCTACTTAACTTCGGCGAGGACGAGATTTTTCTTGTTAACGTTATCGCAAAGCGCTTGCCGTTTCGAAAAAAATTTAAGTATACAATGGTCAGCGACAATCCTGTTAAGATTATGAACGGACTGAAAAAGATGCCGGTAAAAACGGCAGTCATCGACGATAGCGGTTATCTAATGACTAACGCTTTTATGCAAGGCCACTCAGCGCCGAAAAGCGGATCAAGCTCATTCGATCTGTATAACAGCATTGCCGATAGCTTTTGGGGACTGCTGATGTTCATTAAAAACGAGCTGCCCGAAGATGTCATTGTATACATAGTCGTTCACGAAGACACAAGCGATTACGGCGAGACCAAAATACGCACAATTGGCAAATTGCTGAATGAAAAAGTATGCATTGAAGGCATGGCAACTGTCGTGCTGCGATGTGTGGTCCGCGACGGTAAGCATATGTTTATCACGCAGTCTGACGGCAGCGATATAAGCAAGTCGCCGGAGGGCATGTTTGAGCTTGAGATCGAGAACGATTTAAAATTCGTCGATCAAACAATCCGTGAGTACTGGGGGCTGTGATATGGCTAAGTTTGAAAACGGTGTACCCGGTTATGTAGAGGGTACGGCAACCGTCAAGGTATTTTTCCCGATAGACGCGACCGGCAAAGCACACATCAACTGCCGACAGTGCTATTTCTACAAATGCAATACTTACAGGTGCATGCTTAATAACGAAGTGTGCGCCGAGCCTGATAAATATGTGGGTGTCAGTTGCCCACTTGAATATTGAAATAAGAAAGGAACAAGTAAACAATGATTAAATCTTACAACGGCTTTAAAGCAGAACGCGCCACAGCGCGTGAAACACTCCCGGCAGGCGGCTATGTAGCTAAGATTATGGACGCAAGCGTTATCGACTACGATTGGGGCAGCGTCCTGAAAATCGATTTCGACGTTGCTGAAGGTGAACACAAGGGCTTTTTCGCGGCAGACTATCGCGCAAACATCAACGATGATAAGAAATGGCGCGGTTGCTATCGCATTAACATCCCGAACGAAAGCAATCAGTATTTCGACAGTCAGAAGAAATCCTTTAACAACCTTATTGCTTGCCTTGAAGAAACCAATAACGGCTACCACTGGGATTGGGATGAAGCCAAACTCAAGGGCAAGGGACTCGGCGTTCTGTTCCGTAATAAGGAATGGGAATATAACGGCAATACCGGCTGGACAACCGAATGTTGCGCCGTTACCACTGCGCAGGATGTACGCGACGGCAATTTCAAAATGCCGAAGGACAAGCCTCTTAAAAAGGCCAATACTACATCCGCTTATCCGGCTGCGACGTTCACAACAATGGACGATGATGATAACGACCTGCCGTTCTAAAGCCCATGACACCACGCGAAATTGAAGATGCGCTCGGAGGCATGGTGATATTGGTAGATACGCGTGAACAGGATACACCACGCCTTAGAGCGCGATTGAAAAGCATGAACTGCCTTTATGAAAGGTGTAAGCTCGATTTTGGCGACTACTCGGCGAAGTTTTCTATAGGCGGCGAATGGCTGATGCTAAACGCCGCCGTAGAGCGCAAGATGGATTTTTCAGAATTAGCTCAATGCTTCTGCAATGGCCGTGCACGCTTTGCACGGGAATTTGAACGCGCCAAAGCTGCCGACGCAAAGATCTATCTGCTGATAGAAAACCAGTGCTGGGAAGATGCCTACAGCGGCAACTATCGTAGTCAGATGAAACCGCAGGCATTTATTGCGTCGCTGTTAGCATGGCTGGCGCGTTATCGCTGTCAGGTCATATTCTGCGATCAACGCACAAGCGGCAAACTGATACACGATATCCTTTACCGTGAAGGACGCGAAATGCTGGAAAGGATGATGCTAAATGAATGCAAAACATAAAAGCGCGTTAATAAAAGATATGCTTGATTTCGCTGTTGTCGCTACAGCTTACGGGCTTGATTTTAATCGCGCCGGTTTTGCAAGATGTCCTTTTCACGCCGAGAAAACGGCATCATTCAAAATCAAGAACCGGCATAGCGCCCATTGCTTTGGCTGTGGCTGGTCAGGCGACGTTATCAATTTTACCGGCCAATTATTCAACCTTGATTTTGAACAGTCTACACGAAAGCTGATTAACGATTTCAACTTACCGATAGTGGCCGACCGCAAAATGACTTTACGCGAGGACAGCGAGATTACAGCAACCTATAATGCGGCAATAACGGAATATAACAAATGCAAGCAAGCCGAAAAAGAGCTCCAGCAGCGCTATGAGCGCCTTTTATGGGTATATGCTACACTTGATAAGTGGAAGCGCAAATATGCCCCTGAAAGCCCTATAGAGCCTTTAGACGAGCATTATATCATTGCCTGTAAGGAAATCGACGGTGCGGCCTACCGGCTGATGCTGTATTCATAAGGGGGGATAGTATGACGAAACTGATTGACTGCAACCAATTAACGGACGAGGCCATAGCGAACATGAACGCTACCGAGCTTATCAATTCCGTTTTGGTTTCGTTTGATATCCCCGACGTGATAGAACGCGAACGCATACAGGCGCTTATGCAGATAAGAGCGGCAGAAGTTGGCGCAAAAGTAGTCGTTAACCGTCAGCTCGGCGCATACCGCCAAAAGGACAAGCAGCTTGAAGCCGATTTTAAAAAATCACAGGCACAAGATAAAAACGACCTTGAATTACGCTTAAACGACAAAGGCGTACCCGTTCCGACTATCGACAATTTTCTAAAAATCATGCGTGGGAGAATGGAATACAGCAGCATTCGCTTTAATGTGCTGCGTAATTCGCCTGAGATCACGCATAACGGCGAAATATGCCGATGGTCGGACGCGGATGCGGCACAAAGCCGAAACTTTTGTGAAGCCAATTACGGCCTGTACAGCGATAAAAAACACTCTGACGCTTTACGCATTTTGTGGAAGGAACGCGAATATAACCCGATAAAGGACATAGTTGACACTCTTGAATGGGACGGAGAAGAACGTTGCATACATTTTCTCTCTAAATGGGCGAAAGTCGAGGACACCGCCTATACCCGTGAGGTCAGCCGCCTGATATTCGCCGGTGGCATCAACCGACTCTATCTGCCCGGCTGCAAGTTTGATGATGTTCCCGTACTCATCGGTGCAAAGCAGGGCGAGGGCAAATCCACGCTTGTCAAATGGCTTGCCATTAACGACAGCTATTTTTCCGAAGTAACCGAAATGGACGGTCAAAAGGCCATCGAGCAATTAGAAGGCGCGTGGATATGCGAGGTCGCGGAGCTGCTTGCGCTTACAAAAACGAAAGAGCAGGAGGCCGTCAAGTCCTACATAACACGGCAGCGCGACAAATATCGCCCACCATACGACGTTAATGCAATGGAGTTTCCGCGCCGGTGCATCTTTATAGGCACGACCAATAACGAACAATTCTTACGCGACAAGACCGGCAACCGCCGTTTTTACCCCGTAACAGTCAACAGCAATGGTTATGACCTACACGATCATGAGCAGGAATGCCGCGACTATATCATTCAATGCTGGGCAGAAGCGCGTGTAAAATTTGAGCAAGGCAAAATGCCAGCTTTCGCAGATCGTTCTCTGCTGTCCGAATACAAGCATGCACAGGATGAAGCAATGGAGGATGATTGGCGTATCGGCGTTATTGAAAAGTACCTTGATGAGAAGTCACCGGGCGATACCGTATGCATTAAGGAGCTAAAATGTGAGGCGCTATTTCCTGACAGCGATTTCCAAAGAGACTTAACGCCGAAAGAGACACAAGAGATTTATCGTATCGTCGCTACAATACCTGAATGGACAAACATTGGTAGAAAATATACCGCGAAATATGGTCGGCAAAGATGTTGGCAGAAAAAAGTGGGAGCTATCAAGAATATCAATGAATTACCTTTTTGACGTTTTGCACAATCAAAATACGTTGATTTTGTGCAAAAGTTACAGCAAAAACGGGGCGGGGTATAGACCTGTCCTCCCCCTGTCCCGTGGCTCAACCCCTTGAATTATCTATCTTTTTTCTCTTTTACAGGACAGGGGGACAGGTAAAGTAATATAAAAAGAGTATTCCGTAAAATAGCGTATGGTGTACACCATATAAGAAAACGAAACACTTATATAGGGAAACCGCGTGCCCGCCCGTCCCCTGTCCTGTATTAAAAAATCTAAAATTGGAGGTGTTCAAAATAAGCAATTTGTCAATAACTGCAAAAAATATCATACTTCAAGCAGCGCAAAACATGCCTTTGCAAGGCGAACGATCACCGGCTGACGAACTGCTATATTACCAAGCTCGAGAACTCTATGACCTCCACGCTAAAGGCATGATAACTGCCGCTATAGGCGCTGAACGAAAAAACAAAATAATAGCCGCCTATATAATTAACTCAAATCGTGAACAGCAATATACCCGAAGCAACATGCAAATTGCAGAATTCTACAAATCAGTCGAGGCCGCCGGTTGTAAGTATGCCAAGAATAGAACAATCGAAAACGCCGATCAACTATACTACGAAGTCTATCACATGATACCGAAAGGAGTAAATGTATGAAAATTTTAAAACCCGGGGAAAACAACGAAATTACGAAAAAATGTTCTTGTTGTGGCTGCGTATTTCAATACAGCCCTTATGAAGATGTTGAAGTAATTGCGTTCGGCCTCAAACAATTAGCATTTGTTAAGTGCCCATGTTGTCGAGACGTTTCTCCTGTTCCGACGCTCCACAAATCTCACAAAACCAATAATTCTACAACAGAAGGTGATAACTAACATGGCAGAATCTAAATCTAAAACCAAAACTTCAACCGAAACAACAACGACCGAAATAACGCCCAAGCGCGGACGCGGCCACCCTAAAGGTGCAGGCGGTTACAAACGTCCTGACAGCACAGTGCAAGCCGAACCCGGCGATAACCGCAAATATCTCGAACACAACCTCAAAATGTGGAGTTGGCCATCGGTCGACATGAAAAAACCTGAAAACGTCCTCGAACGTGTTACTCTCTACTTCCAAACCTGCGCTGATGACGATATGAAACCCTCTGTTGCTGGGTTGGCATTAGCTTTTGGCATTGACAGAAGAACTTTGTGGAAGTGGATAAACGGCATTCAAAGCGACTTTGTAGCCGCCGAAAGCAGAGTCGCACTCAAAAAAGCATATATAATTTTGAACGCTCAAATGGAAAATTACATGCAAAACGGCAAGATAAATCCCGTAGCAGGAATTTTCCTTATGAAGAATAATATGGGATATCAGGACAAGCAGGAGGTCGTTGTAACGCCTAACCAGCAGCTTGGTGAACAGATACCGGCTGAGGCTTTGGAGAAAAAGTATCTTGAGGACGTGATCGGCGCGTCAGCCAGCGACTATGAAGTAGATTCCTGAGTGACTATGCCGAGCGACTATGGCGGGCTCACGACTATGACACAGTCGGACGGCGAAGCCGAACAACTCTCACTCGACTATCAGGAAAAAGCCAACGACTATCGCTGAATCGTCAGCGACTATCAAGCGACTATCAGACCGCCGCCAGGACAAACTCCCGCTCCGGCAGCTTTTGACCGGAGACGCAGACGAAAAACCGAAAAAAAGAAAACCGCCTGATCCCCCAAATATAGGGTTTGGCGGTTTTTGCGTTTGCGGTGTGCTGCCTTAATGGCCATTTCGCATTAAAGGCTGCTACAACGCCGTGTAAGCAGTTTTACTGCGGCATAGTGTGTGTTTACATTATAAAGCATAAAGACCCGCTCAAAAGCGATCTGAGTGGGATATAATGCAAGCTGGCTAAGCATGCGCCGCTTGAATGCGCTGCAATGCCGCTTGCGTCGTTTTTTTGTTGTCGGCTATACAAGAGAACGCTAAGCGCAAAAGAAAACCGCCTGGAGCAGATCCCAGGCGGTATATAATCATTTATTTAATTTTACGCACTCGATCAAGACCAAGATCGGAAGAAAGATTATAGTCAATATTAGATACATTGTTTTTTCCTCGTTTTCGTTGTAGGTGAAATCAGTCTTCGTTAGTGCAGACAGTCATGCTACCGTCGCCCCAGCGTGTTGCCGAGCAAACAAACTCGCCGCTTCTGGTCTCGATGCGGACATACTCGCCGCCGAGGTTACGCAGGTGCTGCTTTGCATTACGGCTGTTGCTCTCGATAGCGTTCATTCCATATCTTACGATGTACTTCATAATTTTTCCCTTCTGGTCTTTCCGGCCTGTCCATTTGAATTTGTGTTTATGTTATGTTGTCATTGTACTATCTTTGCGTGCAAACTGTCAATGTCATGTCTGTCTTAGTTCGTGAATTAAATCTTGCAATTCTTGCAATTTATTTTCTTGTGTTTTTGTCAAATTCTTGTTATGAAATCTGAAATAATCGAAAATATTGTCGATCTCCCGAATAATTTCACTATATTTCATAATATAACCCCCCCATTAAAACAAGATAGACAGATTAGAGCAACGCCCGATAATGGCATATAATGCGCCGGTTTCCGTGTCCTGCACAAGTCCGCCGTTAATACCATACACCCCGGAAGAGTAGCCCACCTTTTCAAGCCTGCGCAGCGTGTAAATATATTCGCTCGGCTTATTGGTGTAATCCTCAGCTACGCCCAGCCGCACGAGCTGGCGTAGCTCTTTCAACTTGTATTTTCTCATGTGTAACACCTCTGTTAATTGATTTCTGCTAATTCTTCCATTTGTTCAAGCGTGAAAAGCCTTGCAAGCTGTGTATATTCTTTTCGCACTGCAAAATAGATCCGTTCCGCGGTGCGGCTGTCCTCGTTATAGCCATAATCAGAGCAAAAATCTTCAAACGTGCCCGGATCGTATTTTGTCAGACAGGCCAGAACATCATAAACAGACGGGACAGCGGTTTTCTTTTTGGCTGCAAGCTCTTTATTTGCCTGCATTTTTTCAGCTTGTGTCAAAGAGGAAAACGCCGTTCGGTACCACTTTTCGGCGTATGCTTCAAGTGTCGTTGTTTTGATCTCGGTGTTTCGGATACTGTCCCAAAAATCAAAGACCATAGAACCGCGGGGGGAAGTCAATGTAATTTCGTACAAACAACGCTTTTCTTTTTCTTTCCATTCTTTGTTGAGCGCAAGCCCCACATATTCAATTTTCATTTCGGCGTGGGCCTTATGCAAAAACTCGGCAGCCTGTTTAACATACTCGTTCATTTTTGTTTCCTCCTTGATTTTCTCGGGAACGGCCTTATAATTTATTTGCCGCTTTCCTTGGCGGTGCGCTCCAGGTTTGCTTCCTACGGCTTCGGGGGCGCTTTTTTGTTTACGGTGACATAATACTATGAATTGCCGTAAATGTCAATAGCGAAATCAAGATTTATCGTAAAAAATATGTGTTTGTCCATTTGCACGGTGTTCACGATGCCCGGCAGGGCTGTACCGGGGGCGGGGGAAATGGAACGCGCAGCCAGGGCGGGGTTAGCAGCTCAAATACTCGCAAAAATAAAAAGACTTTCTCGGCCTCGAACATCGAAAAATCGCGCGAAAAATAAAAAGACAATTTTGCAATTACGATATTGACAACGTGCCGTAATTATGATATTGTGTTATCGTAAATGAAACGCACGGAGGACTTTTTGATGAAGAACGTAATCGCTTATGTCCGAGTGAGCACGGATGCTCAAGCGATGGATGATAAGTTTGGTATAGAGTCGCAGAAAGAGATTATTGCTGATTATTGTGATAAGCATGATATGTCCATAATGAATTGGTATGTTGATCGTGGTGAAAGCGGCGTTAAGGAAAATAGGCCGCAGCTGGACTCGATCCTGTATGGTGAGATCAAAAATCCTCCTGTTGAAGCTGTTGTTGTTGCCAAGTCTGATCGTATGGCGAGAGATATTAAATTATATTATTATTTCATGATGCTACTGGAAAAGCGCGGAATGAAGCTTATCAGCGCTACAGAGGAAGTTGTCAATGATGATACCGGGCTTGGTAATGTTTATAAGGCACTGATGCTGTTTGTAGCAGAGCAGGAGCGTAACAATATAACGAAACGTACCAGTGGCGGCAGAGCGGTAAAGTCTGCAAACGGAGGTTATAGCGGCGGGAGAACGCCGTTTGGCTATAGGGCCGAAAATCATCAGATGGTTATTGTGCCGGAGGAAGCTGAGGTTGTCCGTGAAATTTTCAAATTGAAAGACGGAGATGGCATGACCTATCAAGCTGTTGTCGACAGATTGAATGCAGAGGGGAAGTTAAACAGAAGCGGAAAGCCGTTTGTTATCAGCACCGTTCAGACAATTTATGAAAATAAGAATGTATATATGGGGCTGTATCGTTACGGTAAACGCTCGAACAAGGATGCCGAATGGGTGCAAGGTCAGCACGAAGCAATCTTAAAGGATGAATAAGCAATGAAATACTTTTTCAATCTCATCGGTTATATGCTGGTGATAATATGTATCGCGCTACTGTTAGCGTATGTGATACCGAGAATTTTATAAAGTAGGCTCTTGCAAGGGCAAGGGTGACAGCTAAGGGGCTATCCGTGTAGAAATACATGGGTAGCCTTTTTTGTTTTGTTTGAGGAATAAATATGGATTATGAAAAGATTGCAGGCTCTATAAATGCAGCGATTGAGAAAAAGCCTGATGATAAAAGTGCGTATGGCGATCTTTTCTCGCTTTGCCGCGCATGGGAAGCTGAGGATTTCGCAGCGGCTCACGCTGCTAACAAGGCGCTAAAGGCAAAGTGCGCTGCGCAGCTGCGTGTGAGCGCAGATAAAGCGTCGTTTTATGAGCAGTGGCGTAAGTGCCTGCTGTTTGAAGCACCGCACGATTTCGACAGCTATTTGACGTATATGGAGCTTGACAGGCAAGCGGATAAGCGCTTTTATCAGCCGCGAAAGAAGCAGCTGAAACCTGTGGTTGACGCTTTACAGGCGCTTTGCGGTGACGATGAGCTCGACCTACTGGCCGTGAGCTTACCCCCCGGCGTCGGCAAGACCACGCTTGCAATCTTCCTGCTTACGTGGATAGCTGGGCGCGATCCGAATCATCCGAACCTTACCGGCAGTCACTCCAACTCGTTTGTACGCGGCGTGTATGATGAGTGCTTGAGGCTGTTCGACGCGCAGGGCGAATATCTTTGGCATGACGTATTTCCCGCCGTTCAGGTCAGCAGCACAAACGCTAAGGATTGCCGCATCGATCTTGATAAGTGTCAGCGTTTTGAGACGCTGGAGTTTACCTCTATAGGCACAGGAAACGCCGGTTTGTACCGCGCTGCGAATTTGCTTTACTGTGATGACTTGGTGTCGGGTATTGAAGTTGCACTCTCTAAGGAGCGGCTTGACAAGCTGTGGGAGACGTATACCACTGACTTGAGGCAGCGTAAGATCGGCGATAAATGCAAAGAGCTTCATATCGCTACTCGGTGGAGCGTACATGATGTTATAGGCCGCTTGGAACGGGAGTATGAGAATAACCCTCGTGCGAAATTCATTCGCTTTCCCGCTATGAACGAGAACGACGATAGCAATTTTGATTACGATTACGGCGTAGGGTTTACTACAAAGTTTTATCGTGAGCAGCGGGACATTATGGACTCTGTCAGCTGGAAAGCGCTGTACATGAACCAGCCGATAGAGAGGGAAGGACTTATTTATCATCCTGATGAGCTGCGGCGTTTCTTTGAACTGCCCACGCAGGAGCCGGACGCTGTTATCGGCGTATGTGATACTAAGGATAAAGGCGCTGACTATGCGTTTTTGCCTGTTGGCTATGTGTATGGGCAGGATTATTATATCGGCGATTGTATCTGCGATAACGGTTTGCCTGACACTGTAGATATTCGCCTTGCGGATATTCTTGTGCGAGACAAGGTCAATATGTGCCGTTTTGAAAGCAACTCGGCCGGCCGACGTGTGGCAGAGAAAATTCAAGGCGAGGTTAAAAGGCTTGGCGGCATTACCAACATTACAACGAAATTTACAACGGCGAATAAGGAAACAAAAATCATTGTAAATTCAGCGTGGGTCAAAGAGCACTGCTTGTTTTTGGACGAAAGCAAATATAAGCGAAACTCGGATTACGGCCGGATGATGGATATGCTTTGCTCGTACACCGTAGCTGGTAAAAACAAGCACGACGATGTACCTGACGGAATGGCTATGTTTGCGGAATTCGCTCAGAGCTTAAACGGCGCTAAAGTAGAAGTGTTTAAGCGGCCTTGTTAGTGCGTGAAATGACAAAAAATAGAAATAATTCAAGGTATGATAGTTTTGCTTGACACAGAATTAAATATATAATAATGTAGGAATTAGTAAAGGAGGTGTCACAAATAGCGGGACGTATGTTGTTTGGGCGGCGTGTTATATACACGGATGTCGCTGAGATCAACGCAAAAAATATAGTTGATGTTCTTAAAAAAGCACTATTTGTGCACCTACAGAATAGCGCGGATATTGACTATCTTTATCGCTATTATTGCGGAGATCAGCCGATTATTCATAGGGTCAAGGACGTAAGACCGGAGATTTGCAACAAGATCGTGGAAAATCGCGCTAATGAGATTGTGTCGTTTAAGGTCGGCTATCTTATGGGCGAGCCTGTGCAGTATGTCAGCCGTGATGACGAGGAGAGTATTGCGTCTAAGGTGCTGAAGCTTAATAGCTATGTGATATCTGAGGACAAGGCCGCTAAGGACAAAGAGCTTGCGGATTGGTTTCATATTTGTGGCACGTCTTATCGGATGATTCTGCCTGACGCGAATGTGAACATAGAGGAAGATGAAGCGCCGTTTGAGATATTTACACTTGACCCGCGTTTTGCTTTTGTGGTCTATTCAAGTGAACTTGGCAATCCGGCGCTGTTGGGCGTAAAGTATATACTCCGCGAGGACGGAACGCTTGTTTATTCTTGTTACACGCGAGATCATTATTATGAGATAGAGAACCTGTCTACTATCACGCGCAGTGAAGATCAGATACTTGGTATTCCGATCATTGAATACCCTGCAAACGCTGCAAGGCTTGGCGCTTTTGAAATTGTGCTGCCGCTTTTGGATGCTATAAATACGACCGAAAGCAACCGTATTGACGGTGTTGAGCAGTTTGTTCAGGCGCTTATGCTTTTCCACAATGTCGACATTTCGAGCGACGATTTTTCAAAACTGCGTAACGAGGGCGCGATCAAGTTCAAGGACATTGATCCTCAGTTCAAAGCAGAAATTGAATATCTTACTTCCGAGATGAATCAAACGCAAACTCAGACGCTTGTCGACAGTATGTATAACACTGTGCTGACAATTTGCGGTATGCCGAACAGAAACGGTGGTTCTTCAACATCGGATACCGGTTCAGCCGTTATTATGCGTGACGGCTGGTCATCCGCCGAGGCAAGAGCTAAAGATACGGAGCTTGTGTTTAAAAAAGCGGAGAAAGAGTTTCTTAAATTGCTGCTGCGCATTTGCCGTGATCTGAGCGATTTGAGCCTGAAGCTATCAAATCTTGAAATTCGCTTTACGAGGCGAAATTACGAGAATATTACCGAAAAAGCGAACGTGTTGACTACGATGCTCGCTAATCCTAAAATCGCGCCAGTGCTGGCGTTTACACACTGCGGCCTATTCAGCGATCCGCAGCTCGCTTACAGAATGAGTATGGAGTATATGGAAGAGCAGCAGAAAAAGGCTGCGGAGGTAATAGCTAATGGAGGCAAAACCGAGAGCGGCGGTGCAGCTGACGCCGGAGATGATAACGGCGATAGAACAGGCACTGAGCCAACGCAGCAGAATTGAGATCGGCGTAAAGAACAATAAAATTTGCGTTTGGGAGATCAAAAGCAAAACTAAATACGAACAGCCTATTACATAGGGTATTAGGAACGGCCAATTAGGGGCTATCGATATCGAAAAGATGTCGGTAGTCCTTTTTTTGTTATTCTCTTTTCCTTCCTGTTGCCCCCGGGCTCTGCGGAGCGCCCGTGAAAGCTCGCTGATGGCGGTCAGCATGAGAAAGGCAGCAACAAAAAGTATTCAATCGCCGAAAGGCGTTAATGGTCAGGGAAGACCTAAATCGCAGAGGGGAGACAACCCCACCAAAAACAGAAAATAGCGCTGAGTGAACAGCCTTGTTAAACGCAGGAGGTAATCATCATGGCAAAAATCGATGTAAGCAGTATTGACGGTTATGAAAACATGACCGCCGAGGAGAAAATCAAGACTCTCGAAGCGTTCGAGTATAACGACAATTCGACAGAGCTGGAAAAGTACAAATCCGCAGCGTCTAAAGCCAATTCCGAGGCCGCTTCGTGGAAGAAAAAGCACAATGAGCTTCTTTCTGAAGACGAACGCAAAAAGCAGGAGCAGGCTGACAGCATCGCGCAGATGCAGAAAGAGCTTGACGAGCTGCGCGAGGGCAAAAAGGTTTCCGAGTATAAAGCTAAATTTATCGCTCAGGGCTATGACGAAACGCTCGCAGAGGAAACCGCTAAGGCAATGGCAGAGGGCAACAGCGAACAGGTTTTTGCTAATAATCAGAAGTTTCTTGATGATTACGCGAAAAGAGTTAAAGCAGATGCTCTTAAAAAGACTCCGAGACCTGCACCTGGTCAGGGCGGTAACGAGTCTGTAAATTACGACGAAAAGATTTCAAACGCGCAGAAGGCCGGAGATTTTACGGCAGCTGCGTATTACACGCGCCTTAAAGCTCAGGCGGAGGCGCAAATTCAGAATGAATAAAGGAGAAAACCAATTATGGCAGATACTTTTGCTACAAGTTTTGGGGTACTTAACTACTCCGGAATGCTTTTTAACAAGGGTAATACCCGCACTCCGCTGTCCTCGATCATAGGCGGCAGGGCAAAGACGACCAATCATGTTGAGTTCGTTACCGGTCAGGAGTTTACTTCCGACGGCGGTGCTCAGCCTGCTATCAGCGAGACCGCATCGCTTACTGCGCCCGATGCGACTGTAGTAACTCGTGAGCAGAAAACGAACGTTACTCAGATCTTTCAGGAAAGCGTAGGCATCTCTTATGCAAAGCAGTCGAACATGGGCACTCTGAGCGGCATCAATATTGTCAATCAGCAGGCTAACCCCATGAACGAGCTCGATTTTCAGGTTGCTGCAAAGATGATGAAGATCAATGCCGATATCGAGTACACCTTCATTAACGGCGTATATAGCAAGGCCACCGATGACAGCAAGATCAACAAGACCCGTGGTCTCGTCCCTGCTATTACTACCAACACCAAGGCAATGGCATCCAAGCCTCTCGGCCTGTGGGATATCGCAGATATGGTCAAGAAAATCTATGGTCAGAATGCGCCCACTACCGGCCTGTGCTTGTGGTGCGACGCAACTACCATGTTCCAGATCAACGCTGATGCGGTACAGAACGGCCTGTCGGTAGTTCCTGCGTCTCGTGAGATCAACGGTATCGCGCTCTCGAGCGTCGTTACCCCGATAGGCGTTGTTTACCTGTATCTCGGTGAATACCTGCCCAGCGGCACTGCGCTGCTGCTGAACCTCGACGTTCTTGCCCCTGTGTTCCAGCCCGTTCCCGGCAAGGGCAACTTCTTCCTTGAAGAGCTTGCTAAGACCGGCGCGGGTCAGAAATACCAGCTCTTTGGTCAGATCGGCCTCGATCATGGCCCCGAGTGGTATCACGGCAAGTTTACCGGTATTTCGACCTCGTTTACCGCACCTACTTACAGCCGCAGCGTATTTGTTGCGAATGCAGCTGATTTCAAAGCCGCTGGCTCTACCGGTGGCTGATAAAAACATTTAAACGAAAGGGGTGGACAGTATGACGGAAACTGAAAAACTGGCAATGGTTAAAGCTATGACCGGCGAGACGGATGAAAGCGTTCTGTCCACTTACCTTAAAATTGCCGGGGATAAGGTTTGCAGGAAAGCATATCCCTTTACGTTTGCTACGCAGAATATGCCTGAGCGCTATGAGTATGTTCAGGTCGAGATCGCAGTTTATCTAATCAACAAACGCGGTGCAGAAGGGGAGACGGCACATAGTGAAAATGGAATATCGCGCACTTATGACAATGCCGATATCCCTTCTGCGCTGTTGAGAGATGTTGTGCCTTTTGCGTCCACCCTTGGAGGTGACGCATGAAGATATTAGAGCGAAACAAAGTGGCGCTTTGGTATCAGCTTTATGACCGCAAGGAAATTGTTGAGGATGAATACGGCAACGAAACCGGCGGCTCAAGGTTGATTTACAAACCCGCCGTTAAGTTAAGAGTTAATGTTTCGTCAGCTACAGGCACGGCACAGATAGAACAGTTCGGCAATTTCGCGGGTTATGACAAGGTGATCGTTACCGACGACCTGACTTGTCCGATTGACGAAAACTCGGTTTTGTTTGTTGACAAACTGCCTGAATACAGTGAGGACGGCACTCCACTTTATGACTACGTTGTAAAGCGCGTTGCAAAATCGCTTAATGCTATTGCGTATGCAATTCAAAAGGTGAATGTGTCGTGAAAAAGGTTGTTGTACCGCTGTCTAATGCCGGTATTGCGGAGCTGATAAAAAGCGTGAACGAATACAACGTATGGCTCAAAGAGCGCTCAAACGAGTTTCTGAGGCGTTTGGCGAAAATGGGTTACAACGCGGCGAGCGCTAAGTTCGGCACTGCGATCTATGACGGCACGAATGATGTTGTGGTGAAGATCGAAGAACGAGGCAGAAACACTATGGCAATAGTCGCTACGGGCACGGCAACGCTGTTTATAGAGTTCGGTACAGGCGTTACTTATCCCGACAATCATCCGCAAGCGGGTGAGCTGGGTATGGCTCGCGGCGAGTACGGTGATGGTCACGGCAAGCAATCATCATGGGGCTATTACGGTGAACCCGGCTCTAACGGTATCGTCAGAGAAAAGCCCGACGGCAGCACCGTTGTTATTACGCAAGGCAATCCGGCAAATATGCCGATGTATGAAACGGTAAAGGAATTGGAAGCAAGCTTAACTGCTTTGGCAAAGGAAGTGTTTAAATGATCGACATTGAAAATCAGATATACACGCCGATAGCCAAAGCGCTTAGAAACAAATTCTCCGGCATTATCGTAAGCGGTGAATATATAAACGCTCCACCTGATTTTCCTTATGTGAGCATTGTCGAGCAGGACAATTACACGACACAGGCGCACATGGACAGCGGTAGTGTTGAGTTTTCGACGCTGATGTATGAGGTGAACGTTTATTCCAACAAAAGCGTTGGCAAAAAAGCGGCTTGCCGCGAGATCATAACGTTCATCGATAATTTGATGTATTCAAAGAATTTTAGGCGAATATCACTTTCGCCCGTTCCAAATATGGAAAATGCGACAATTTACCGGCTCGTTGCCCGATACAAGGCAGAAACGGATGGTACTAATCTTTATAGGAGGTAAATCATGGCGATAAGTACATACAAAGTCTTTCTGATGAAGAAAGGTGACACAGGCGATACCTGGTCGAAGCTTGTTGATATCAAAGAGTTCCCCGATCTTGGCGGCGAGCCCGAAATGCTCGAAACCACTACTCTGAGTGACAACATGCAGACCTATATTGCAGGCATTCAGTCTCTTGATGGCCTGTCGTTCTCTGCAAACTATGACATGACCACTTTCAAGACGCTCAAGGCTCTTGAAGGTAAGAAAGCCAGCTATGCAGTGTGGTTCGGCGGTACGGAGGTTTCCGGCACTGTTACCCCCGATGGCTCTAACGGTAAGTTTAGCTTTGACGGCGAGCTTTCTGTTTATCCCGTCGGTGGCGGCGTAAATGAAGTTGTGGGCATGACTATTACTATCGCGCCGTCTACACCTATTGCTTTTTCTGACACCTGATTACAAGCCAAATTGATAAGGAGGATTTATCATGGCAAAACAGCTTACTATTAACGATCCTGTTTCCGGCGTTACATATACACTGGAATTTACCCGAAAGACAATTGAGCTCATGGAGAAAAACGGCTTTGTGGCTGCTGACATGGAGCGCAAGCCTATGACGCTTCTTCCCGCACTTTTTGCGGGTGCGTTTCTTGCGCATCATCGTTTTGTTAAGCGTGATGTGATTGACGCAATTTATGCAAAGCTGAACCACAAGGACGAGCTTATAGGCGCACTTGTGGAGATGTACAACGAGCCGCTTATGGCGCTGCTTGACGAACCCGAGCAGGAGAACGATGAGGGAAACCTGAGCTGGAAGGCTGGCTGGTAAGCGGCCATTCTTCCGTAAACGTGGGGGGTGGAGGCGAACGAAGCCCCATCCCCCGTTTTGCTTACACAGATAAGTTTTATGAGCTTTTTCCGTATTACTTGTCTATAGGTATGACCTATGAGCAATATTGGGAGCAAGATTGCTATTTAGTTAAGTATTACCGCCGTGCAGCGCAGATAAAACAGGATTTGAAAAATCAAGATGCGTGGTTACAGGGAGCTTATTTTTATGAAGCATTGATTGACGTTGCTCCTATATTGCGAGCGTTTGCAAAGAAAGGCACTAAGCCTACGCCGTATGCAAATCAGCCTTATGAGCTGTTTAGCAGGAACGATGAAACGCGCAAGAAACAGGTGGTTGAAAAGAGGCAGGACGAAAAGGCAAAAGCGTTTATGCAGGCATTTATGATGTCAAATAACAAGAAATTTAAAGAAGAAGGTGGTGTAACGGATGGCTGATAATGTAGAAATTCAGGGCTTGGAGTTCGAGATAGTCAATGACAGCAAAGATACGGTCAAAGGCTTGGAAGCTCTGATAGATACACTCAAGGCATTGAAAACCGCTACATCAGGCGGCACGGGCGGACTTAGCAAGACTGCTGATAGCATTAGAAAATTAAATGATGCTTTAAAGGGCTTTAGTCAGTCGGATGCAGCAAGTAAGATTTCATCTCTGGCGGGTGCGCTCAATGCGCTTAAGGGCGTTGGAAAGGTTACTATATCATCTTCTATTGCTAACCAGATAAAGGCGATAAACGATGCTTTAGCCGGTGTTAACGAAAGTACAAAAGATAAGCTTGTTGGCCTCGCGGACGGTCTCAGGCCGCTTTCCGAGCTCGGAAAATCGAAACTGACTACATTTATTAATCAATTAAAAAAGCTCCCCGAAGTCGTCGGAGAGCTTGAAAAAGTTGATCTTGATAAATTCACGCGGCAAATGTCGGAGCTGGCTGCGGCTATGAAGCCACTGGCCGATGAGATGCAAAAGGTATCTAACGGTTTCTCGGCGTTTCCATCGAAAATTCAAAAACTTATCTCGTCCAGTGAAAAGGGCAAGAAAAGCGTTGGCAAATTCGGCAAAGCGGCGGGGCTTCTCAAATTGGGCGGCGTTGCTTTATCGCTGCGTACAGTGTCGAATTTGATAAGCTCGGCTATTACAGAGTCGAATAAATATCAGGAAGACTTAAACCTCTTCACTGCATCAATGGGCAAATATGCCGAACAAGCAAAGAAATACGCCGAGACTGTATCTGAGGTCATGGGTATTGACCCTGCCGAGTGGATGCGCAATCAGGGTATATTTAACACGCTCTTAGAGGGCTTTGGCTCTGTTTCAGATCGAGCATACACGATGAGCAAGAACCTGACGCAATTAGGCTATGATATAAGTTCGTTCTTTAATATAAGCGTTGAAGATGCAATGTTAAAATTGCAGTCCGGCATTTCCGGCGAACTTGAGCCGCTACGTAGGTTGGGCTATGACCTGTCTCAGGCACGTTTGCAGCAGACGGCGTATACACTGGGTATCAATGAAAGTGTATCGGCAATGACTCAGGCCGAGAAAGCCGAGCTACGTTATTATGCCATTATGACACAGGTAACGACTGCACAGGGTGATATGGCACGTTCGCTTGAAGCCCCGGCTAATCAACTCAGAATATTGCAGGCGCAGTTCACTATGTGCGCGAGAGCAATAGGCGATATCTTTATCCCAATGCTCAACGCGATACTCCCCGTGGCGATTGCTATTTTGAGAGTTATAAGAGAAATAGCAAATGCTATAGCAAGTTTGTTCGGATTTAAGTTGACGGACATTGATTATTCCGGCCTTGATAATGCAGCAGGTGGCGCTGGCGCTCTTGAGGACAATCTTGAAGGCGCTGGCGACGCTGCAAAAAAGCTTAAACAGTACACTGCCGGTTTTGACGAGCTGAATGTATTCAAGCCGGAAGACAAATCATCTTCCGGCGGCGGTGCAGGCGGCGGTGGCGGTGGCTTTGAATTTGAATTGCCTGAGTATGATTTTCTCAGTGATGCGATTGAAATGAAAATCGATAAACTGAAAAGCATCATTGAGGAAGCCCTTGCACAGTTATTCATTATTATATCAGGAGCTTCACTTGTAGTTGGTGCGCTTCTAACACTTAGTGGTGCAAATATACCTCTTGGCTTGGGGCTCATGGCGGCTGGCGCTGCTGGTTTAGTTGTTGCGGTTAAACTGAATTGGAATAGCATGACCGACGGAATTGCAAATACGTTAGCTTTAATTCTCGGTGTGGTTGGCGGCGCATTGCTTGCACTGGGAGCAATCTTGACATTTTCAGGGGCGAACATTCCTTTAGGTATTGCTCTTATGGCAATTGGTGCTGCTGCGCTCGTAACTGCGGCAATTATCAATTGGAAAAAGAGCACGGATCATATTAGAGATGCCCTGACTACAATTAAAGGCATTGTACTTGGTGCACTTATAGCGGTTGGCGCATTGTTAGCCTTATCGGGCGTAAATGTGCCTTTAGGCATAGCACTCATAGCAGCTGGTGCAATAGGCATTGCAACAAACGCGCTCATGAATTGGGACAAGTTGCCTCAAAAAGTGAAGGATGTAATAGCAATTATAACCGCTGCTGTATCGTTAGCATTTATAACTGTTGGCGCAATTTTGGCTTTTTCGGGCATTAACCTGCCTATAGGTCTTGCGCTTTTGGCAGCTGGTGCATTGACTATGGCTACAGCTGTTGTACCGAATTGGGATAAACTATCGGACAATATAAAAGGCGTTATTGCAGAGATAACAGCAGCAGTATCAATTGCGTTTATAGCGTTCGGTGCGCTCTTGGCGTTCTCGGGTACTAACATACCTATCGGCCTTGCGCTCTTGGCTACCGGTGCATTAATGATGGCAAGCTCGGTTGAACCTAAATGGAACGAGATACCTGAAGAGGTCAGGAAAACAATTACCAAAATCACACGCATAGTCGGAGGGGCTTTATTGGCGCTTGGCGTTATATTGCTGCTTACGGGCGTTGGCGCAGGGCTCGGAATAGGTCTTATTATGGCAGGGGCTGCGTCGTTGGCTACTTCTGTTGCGTTAGACTGGGATTTCTTAACCAAAAAGGTAGAAAAAACTCTTAAATCTGTAGAAGATACATTTAAGAAAAAGTGGGAAAATATCAAAACTGACACAAAAGAAAAGTGGGATGATATTAAAGCCTCGCTTTCCAATACTTGGGATAGCATAAAAACTACAGCAAGTAATACTTGGAATGGTATTAAAACCACTATTTCAATGGCGTGGGGCAACGTCAGTACTGATACCTCCACTAAATGGGACAATGTTAAGACTTCGCTTTCAAACACGTGGGATAACATCAAAACGCGAGCAAGCACTACGTGGGAAAATTTAAAAACTACTATTAGCGGTGCATGGAATAATGTAAGTACTGATACCACATCAAAATGGGATATTATTAAGTCTTCGCTTTCCGGAGTGTGGGATACGATTAAATCTACTGCGAGCTCAGTTTTTGGCAGTGTTAATACTGCTATCACAAATGCATGGAATAACACAAAAACTAACACAAGTGCTGTATGGAATAATGTTAAGTCTTTTCTTTCTGGTGCTTGGAACGGAATTAAGTCTAATGCGACTTCAATATTCAATTCCATGAAAGAAATGATTTGCAGTATTTGGGATGGATTAAAAACTCATATTTCAAATGTTGTAGGCTCCATTATCGGCTTTGTGGACAAAATGAAAAGCATTGTTTCTGCCGGTGTGAGTGCAGTAAAAGGGGCGTTCGCCAGCGCTGTAGCCGCGGCACAGAGCGCTGTTAGTGCGATAGGAAGCGCTTTGTCCAGTATTGGTAGTGCCATATCAAACGGCCTTTCAAATGCTGCATCTTCAATTGGCAGTGCGCTTGGATTTGCAGAGGGCGGTTTTCCGAATGAAGGGCAGTTGTTTATTGCCCGTGAGTCCGGCGCTGAGATGGTAGGTACGATGGGGCGCAGAACGGCGGTAGCCAACAACGACCAGATTGTAGAGGGCATATCAGCCGGTGTTACTAATGCAAATGACGGCGTTATTGCTGCAATATATTCGCTTATCAACGTGGTTGAGTCTAAGGATATGGACGTTTATATCGGCGATGACGCGATAGGCCATTCTTATGATCGATACAATCAGAGCAGAGGCCGCAGAGTCAATGTTGGTGCGTTTGCAAACGCTTATTAAGGAGGCGTGAGGATATGAACAGCTTTATAAAAATCAACGGCAAGGCATATCCCACGCCTCGACGGGGGCTGAATTTAATGGTCGCCACTATTGTTGACTCAGCCCGAAACGCAAATGCAGTCGTTGTCGGTCAGGTGGTAGGCCGCGAGCAGCAGAAGATAAACAACCTTGAATGGGGTTATCTTACCGCTGCTCAATGGTCGGCTATATTGAAGGAGTTTAGCCGATTTTATGTGACTGTGAGCTATCCCGATATGGTAAATAACCGCTGGACAACGCGAAAAATGTACCCCGGTGACCGCACAGCCGAGCCGCTTCATCTTGACCCGAAAACCGGCTTGCCGCTGGATTATATCAATTGTAAAGTCAATCTTATCGATTGCGGCGAGCCGTTCTAAGGAGGTGTAGACCGTGAAGCAGGTAAGCGATGCTTACAAGTTGAGCATGAGGTCTATGCTCAGAAACCGCTCGTATGTAAAAGTCGCGTTTTCAAACGTCGACGTAGCGGCAGCAACAGACGGCGAATGGGAGAGCAACGGTGCACAGGGATATTCGGAATTTGACACGATAGATTACGAATATGACTATGAAGAAACCTATGCGACGTTGGAGTTGAACAGGTGGGGGCTTGACGGCTCCCAAATCATTCTGGTATCGAACACGGGCAATACGCGGCAAGACGGCTTTACATCTACGCTTATAAGTAATGCAAACGGCGAGTTTACCACAAGTGCAGTGCTGACAAGGGAGTTTACCAACCCTCACACGTTCGCCGGGCTTACGTTTATTTTTGATACGCGTACTAAAGAGTGGCCGCTTGAGATTACCGCAAAGTTTTATCTTAATAATGAAGTGGTCGAAAATAAAACAATAAGTGTAACTGACACCGAGGCAGCTTTTGAGGCTCGCATAGCCTCGTGTGACAAGATCGAACTCGTGTTTGGTAATATGCTTCCTTATCGCCGCCCACGTTTGGAGCGTATCATGTATGGCATTGAAAAGACGTTTACAAACAGCGATATCGTATCAACGAAGCAGTCGCACGATGTAGACCCCTTGAGCCGCAGACTGCCGAAAGAGACCATGCAGTTTGCGATACTGGATTACGAGCATAAATACGATCCTGACAATCCTACAGGCATGTACGCCTATGTCGACAAAAACTCGCCGGTAACCATAAGCTTCGGCTACGAGCTGCCGGACGGAAATGTCGAGTGGACTAAGGGCGACAAGTACGTTTTGAACAGCAAGCCCAAAGCCTCGAAAAATCAGGCTACGTTTACCGGCACAGGGCTTATCGGCAGCTTAACGGGCAGCTTTTATAAGAGCAAGTTAGGCGAAAAGACCTTTTACGACATGGCAGAGGAAGTGCTGCTGGATGCAGACCTGACGCTTACCGAGCTCGGAACACATCCCTGGGTGATAGACCCCGCACTGAAGCAGATGAAAACCACTGCCGCGCTTCCTATCGACACGCACATGAATTGCTTGCAGCTTATAGCCCACGCTTGCCGCTGCCGCCTGTTCACCGATGACGATAATATCATACACATTAAGCCGTTCGGCGTTACGATTATCGGCATATACAACGGTACATGGTCTGATAACGGCCATATGTGGTTCAGCGAGTGGAACAGCGTTGATAAAGGCAACAAGACGGATAACACCTATATCACGCTTGAGCTCAATCGTTGGGCGCTTGACGGCGGGGAAGAACAGGTGCTTATCGAAAGTGAGAACGCGTCGGGGCGCGGCTATGTAAGTCAGAGCGTGTCGGACAGCAGCGGAGATTACGACACAGCGCCGGTGTTTACTAAGGAGTTCGATGTGTCGCATGATCTGCCGGTGCTCACGCTGTGCTTTGATACGCCGATAGATGAATATCCCTCGTCGGTGCAGGTCAAGTATTACAGCGGCGATACGCTGCTTGATACCAAAGTCGTAAGCGGTATAACGTCTGCTGAGACAGTCATCACGAGCTCGCTTGCGTTTGACTGCACAAAGTTCGAGGTCACTGTTCTCGGCGGTTTACCTTATCGCCGAGCGCGAGTGAGCAAGGTCTATTATCGCGAAACGGATTATACGTTGGACTTTACTACGATATCCGAAGACAGTCAAACGCTGTCAAAAATCGATCAGCTCAAGACCGTTACCGTCGCAAAATACGCTTACACGGCCAACGGCGACAGTAGTGTGCTATTTGAAGGAACGACCGCCGAGACCAACCTACATATTGAGTTCTCAGGTCTTGCAGCGGATGTACAAATCACGGTTACCGGCGGCACGCTTGTATCTTCCGATATATATGCGAGAGCTGCCGATTTGGTGTTATCCTCCGGCACTAAAACCGTGACCATAACAGGTAAAACTTTGTCTGAAAACTCGGTGGTCGTTTCTTACCCCGTGAATTTGGACGGGGAAACCGATAAGGAGACAAATCCTCTCATAACCAACGACGATATGTGCGCCGCGCTTGCCGAGCACGTCAAAAAGTATCTTACAATGCGCAACACTTACGATGCGACGTATCGCGGCAATCCCGAGCTCGAAGTCGGCGACATTATAGGCTTGCAGACCATGTACACCGACGAGATGGACGCGCTCGTGCTGGTTGATGAGATAACATTTAACGGCTCTCTGAGCGGAAAGGTAAAGGTGAAAGCTTTGATATGAGTGTGATCGACGACCTTATATATGACCGCACACAAGCCGATGTAGACCGCGTTTACGAGCTAAAGGGAAAGATACTCGCCGGAGGCTTGAGCGCCATGACAGACGCGGAGAAAACGGAGTATATGGCCGGTATGAAAGGCGCGTATAACTACACCGACTTAAACCGCGTCGGACAGGCCGTTTCGTATATCGCGCAGCAAATGAAGACGCTGCCGCAGAGAGTGGCGGCATACAGCGCGGCGAGAGGCGGCGGCAATGACGTTACCGTTGTTCTGCCGTATGACCCCGAAAGCATCACGGTCAGTCCCAAGACCGATTGGGCGGTCACGGACATACCGATGCAGGCGGCAATGGAAACATACCTTGCTAACCTTACCGAACTGCGAGGACAGCTTACATTGCCGGTCGACGCGCCTACAGTGCCGACGAGCATGCGCAATCTCACTTTTTCGACCGCGAATGACATTGAATATCTGCTCTATCTCATAAACGCGGCGCTCGTCGAACTGGAACAGTCATTATATGACGAGATAGACAAAACAGTTGCCGCATTTGAATACGTTAATCTGTATTATTGCGGAGAATAGGAGGAAAGCATTTGAAAAACACCGTAATCAAAGGCGACGGCACGTCGAGGAAGCTCAAAGCGCCCTCATCGCTGCCTGAGAGCTTTTCGGAATGGCGAACACAGCTGCTTGCCGGAAATGCAACGCTGGATATCGCACTGAACCCTGACGGATGCGAGACTGTCGGAACGCCGCTGTCAAAATCCAATCTGCTGACCGATGAGACGAAAGAGACTTTGGGGCTTACGAGTGATGATCCGACGATCAATGAAGCACTCAAGCTTCTCGGAAACGCTCAGCCCATCATCGGCACCGCGCCGCCGACGACATCGACCGTCGGCGTAGTCGGGCAAACCTACATCGACACGGCGGCAAAGCTTGTTTATCACTGCACAGCGGCGGCGGCTACGGGGTATACGTGGGATGTGTATTCCGCAGGGCGGTCGTCGAAAGTGAATTTAACGCTATATGCGTCGAGCTGGAGTACGGCAAAGAAATACACCGTCAGTAACGCGAACATTACGGCGACATCGGCGGTCGAGCTTCTGCCGCGAGAAAACAACGGGATAACACAGGCGCAGCTGGAGGCGCTGTCGGGCGCTATGATCGTCGGCGGCACACAGGCGGCAGGCAGCATCCAGCTCGTCGCGCTGGGTGATAAGCCGACAATGAATATCCCCGTAACCATTATCATAAGGAGGGATTTGTAATGCCTCTTATCAATCACGCAGGCGGCGGCGCATCGTTTGCCGCTATCATACAGGTTATTTCTAATAAAGGCGCTACGTGCACGTGTTCGAATGGCGGTACAACATTGACCGCAGTTGCAACCTCCGGTAATTGCTCATTCAAAGTGACGCGTAAGGGGACGTGGACTGTAACCGCAACACTTGGTGAAAATGCCAAGTCTGAAAATGTTGATATCTCAACAGATGGCGAATTTAAAAAGGTGGCGGTTTATGCAGTTCAGATATTTGGCATCAGCCGCGATATTACAAAACCATCACCGGTTTGGGCGAGAACGGATATCGCTGAATCGTTTACGGCTACTGCCTCCATCGGCGTAGTTGCCGGGGCAAGTGATTTTGACGATTATTACCCTTGGAGTGACATCACACGTGAAACGCTATCAACCGGCGATGTAATGGTAAAAATACCGAAATTTTGGTATAAGCGGTACCGAGAAGGCGATATAGAATACATAAAAATTGCTGGGAGCGAACTGGAAGGGTTTACATTGCACCCTGCCTTTAATCACGCAAATAGTCCAAAAGACTGCGTTTATGTTGGTGCCTACAAGACTTCTTCTGACAAGTTATCTAAAAGCAATACAGCACCGACTACGCAGCGCAGCCGAGCATCATTTAGGAGCTCGGCGAAAACGAAAGGCACTGGTTGGCAGATCCTCGATATATCTACATTATCTGCGATTCAAATGTTAATTCTTGTTGAGTTCGCAAATAATGATGTGCAGGCATCTATAGGAGCGGGCTATTCCGATTCTCCAAATACTAGCAGTTTTTATGATGCGCAACGCACCGGCAGCTGTGACAATGTACCAAACCTTACTGGACGTCCAGCGGGTACCGCTGACCAAGTCGATGTGGTTTGGCGTGGCCTTGAGGGCCTGTGGGGAAACACATTTGAAAGTGTAGATGGTGTGAATGCTCATGATAACGCGTATTATGTATGCAATGATCCATCTAAATATGCGGATGACACTTCAACAGATTATTCGCTACTTTCTTACGAACATGTGGGTAATTGGAGTGGCGAATTTATTGAACAAGTAGGGCTTGATATCGGCGACAATGAACATATTATGCTGCCCCAAACCCAAGGAGGCAGTTCATCGTCTTTCATGTGCGACTGCTGCTATTCAGAGTCTGGTTGGAAAACGGTTTCAGTAAGTGGAGGGTGGACTTCAAAAGCTGCTTGCGGTTTGTTTATTGCCGATTTGACGATACCTAGCGGGACATATTCAGTTAAGTCCGGCTCGCGCTTAGTCTATATACCACAATAAGGAGGCAGCATCATGAGAGTACAAGGAAACACTTCCCCGGCAGCTGTGACGGTTGAAAGCTACTGGCCTATGCCGGGTTATGTCGAGGTCAGACTGCATGAAAACAGCAAAGACATTACCCCAACAGATGATGAAAACGCTGCACCGCTGTACGAATATGACGAGTATGTCTTTCACGTTAAGCAGCGCGATGGGCTACAGCAGGAGATTGAAAATAATCTCGCTGCGTGGCTACAGACCGGCAGAATGCTTGAAGTTAACGATCGCGCGAGTACGGTGCAGGATATGAAGGCCGAAATTGCAGACGCAATAACTCCGGCGGCACTCGACGCAGCCTACAGGGAAGGAGTCAACAGCATATGACGAAAGATGAAGCGATCGCAAAAATGAAAGAAAAAGGCGCGGATGATGCCGCAGCCCTGCGGACAAAGGCGAACACCATGACCGGCACTGAAATTATCGCCGCAGAAATCGCCGTGCCGGACTTCGACGCGACTAAGGATTACAGCGCATGCCCGGTGGGAACGCCGGTAGCCGATGAGGGTCAGGTGTGGAAGCTTATCCAGCCCTATAACGCGGCAAACTACAGTGGCAGGCCGTCAACGCTTCGCGCTCTGTGGGGGCTGTGTCACACGACCGACCCGGCCAAGGCTAAAGCATGGGTAGCCCCTCTCGGAACGAGCGGCATGTACATGACCGGCGAATGCTACAAGGACGCTTCCGGCAAGGTGCACAGGTGCTTGCAGGATAACGTCGTACACGATGCAGCTGCTCTGCCGAGCGCGTGGGAGGATGCGTAGCTTGTGACCGGCATTAATGCCGTTTGCAATACTGCCCCCTGCCGTTCGGGGGCTTATAAATAGGCGGCTTGCAAAAAGAAAACTGCGGCGGCTCAGTTTAGATAGACAGCACAAGCCCGAAAAAAAGAATAGCTATCCTTGAAGATTTACAACCGCCACAAATTGAAGATCATCTCGTAGGGCGCGAGATGGGTAAAATAAAAAATGCCCACCGAGATAATAAAGGACGGTGATTTTTCAACCATGAACATAACCCCGAAACAGGTGCTCACGTTAGCTGCAAAGTACATAGGCTATAAGGAAAAGGCATCGGACAAGGACTTATACAGCTTTGAGGATAATGCCGGGCGGGGCAACTTCACGATGTTTCAGGCGGAGCTTGACAAGGCGAAGTTCTGGAACACGCCGAAGAACGGCTATGAATGGTGCACAAGCTTTATAGCGTGGTGCTTCTATCGCGTTGCCGGGAGCGAGGCAAAGGCTATTCTGTGCCTTACCGGGCCATACGGCGCAAGCTGCGTGAGCTGGGCGAAATACTACGCGGCACAGGCGAGGCTTTTCACCAAGCCGCAGGTCGGCGACCAGTATTTCCAGCGCGACAGCCGCGACGGGCTTCCCTGCCACACGGGCATTGTTGAAAGCGTAAACGGCAATACGTTCGTTACAATCGAGGGCAACTACGGCAACGCCGTACAGCGCGTTACCCGGTATCTCGGCAGCACGGTCTACGGCTTCGGCAGGCCGAAATATACAGCAGAAAGCGAGGATGAAGAAATGGTCAGATGGAACAAAATCGAGGATGTGCCGGAGGGCTTTTACCGCGACACCGTCAGGCAGCTTATGCAGGACGGCATAATCAAGGGCAAGGGCAACGGCGTGATCGACCTGACGGAGGATATGCTCAGGGTGACGATATACAACAAAAGAATGATTGAAACGATGTTGGAGAAATAAAGTATGGCAGAGAGCATAATTGTCGCTATCATAACGGGTGTTTTAACACTCGTCGGCGTACTTATCAGCAACAGTAAATCACAGGCGGTAATGGAAACAAAGGTGATCGAGCTGACACGAGAGGTCAGGGAGCACAACAAGTTTGCAAAGCGTATGCCTGTGGTAGAGGAACAGATTAAGGTAATCAATCATCGCATAAGCGATCTTGAGTACGACATGAAAAATCATCATCAACAGGAGGCACATTTATGAAAATCAACTGGACCGTAAGACTTAAAAACAAAACCTTTTGGCTCGCGCTCGTTCCGGCGGTGCTGCTGCTTGTTCAGGTAGTGGCGGCGGTGTTCGGCATCGATCTCAAGCTTGACGCGCTGGGAGACAAGCTGCTGGCCGTTATAAACGCGCTGTTTGCGGTGCTTACCATTCTCGGCGTAGTCACAGACCCGACGACCGCCGGAGTCAGCGATAGTAGGCAGGCTATGGAGTACGATAAGCCGAAGTGTGATAAGTAATCCCTTGTAAACCATAAAACGGAGGCTGTTTGATGACTGCAACCATCAAAGAATTTTGCCGTATTAACGGCATCGACGAAGCATCGGCAAACCTTGCCGATATCATCTATGAAGCTTTGATAGGCGGTGACAATGGAAGCCTTGAAAGAAATAGCGCAGCCGAAGCGAAAATGCAAGCTGCAATTTCCAACGGCATTGCGCGAACAGCTGATAGCTGAATGCGGCTTTACGCTTGAAGAAAAGACGATACTTAATTTACGCGCCGACGGATTATCCATCATCGAAATAGCCGACCGGCGGCATTGCAGTGTTGAAACGATCAACCGGCGTATACGCAGCATCAAAAACAAAATAGCGGACATAGTTAAAGGGTAGCGCATTATGCGTTACCCTCTTTTTTTATGACACATTATCGCCCTGTAACTGACACGTTACGGGGCTTTTTTTATGCGATGATTTAGGCAGAAAAAATAAAGGGGGTTAACCCATGAACGGAATGTATGGTTACGGAAACGGCTATGGATATGCACCGCCCTACACGCCACAGATGGGCACAGGAGCGCAGATGCCGCAAAGATGCCAAGTTATCAAAGTAAACGGCAGAAACGGCGCTGACGCGTTCAGGATGGCCGCTGACAGCTCGGTGTTGCTGCTGGATGAAAACGATCCTATAGTGTGGCTGAAAACGACTGATGGCGCAGGTTATCCGACGATAACGCCGTATTCCATCGCGCCTTATCAGCCAGCGCCCGAAGTAAACGTGAATGATCTTGAAATCAGAATAAAGCGACTGGAGGACATGTTAAATGGCAAATCCGATGATGCAGATGTTAGGGCAAAGCGTGGGAAAGCGAATGCCGAATAACCCTATTGCAATGATAGCTGAATTTCGCAAATTCGCGCAGGGCATGACACCTGAAAAAGCCCAGCAGCAAGTTCAGCAGTTTTTAAGTTCCGGCAGAATGTCACAGGCGCAGTTTGAACAGCTTAAACAGCAAGCAGATGAATTTATGAAATTTCTGAAATAAGCCGGGTCGACACGGTTTATATAAAATTTCTGACGAAAGGAGAAAACTATGGATACTATGTCTCTCAGTGACATCGCCGCCGTAACTCGCAACGATAATGACGGTTGGGGCAATGGCGGCGCATGGTGGATTATCATCCTGTTTTTGTTTGTGTTCATGGGCGGCGGCTTCTGGGGCAATCGCAACGGCGATTATGGCCAGTATGCAACCGCTGCATCACAGCAGGAAATCCTTTTCGGCCAGCATTTTGGCCAGCTTAATGATCGCCTTACCGATAGTAATCTCAATCACACAGGGATTTACCTCTATTCTAAGGGCAAAATCATGATTCATTTGACCTTTGACTACAAAACCGATGAAAAATGCACCACACCAGGCCAATATTTGAAGTATCACCGGACATTCCAGGGCCTTTCCACACGAGAACTGGCGGAAAAGGTGGGCATTGTGCCCGCGACATTGGTTCTGTATGAAAATGACCGGCACCCCATCAAGCACAGCACAGCGGTAGCACTTGCAAATGCGCTGGG